GGAAGCACGGCTTGGTCATGTTACTACAGCAATTGCATGGCCTGTTAATACGCCAGAAGATTGGAAGATTGGTTTTACAGTCGGGCGCGACTTAAATATATTCACAGATTTTTCACCAAATGAGGAGCTTGAATAATGTCAGGAATAATTGGAATTGCGGCTAATAGTACAGGACGCTATATAGCTTTCACTATTTGTATTACATCTCTAAGAGTTCCGCCCAATACTAGTATTCAGTGGGCAATTGGATCAGATAGAGTTGTTGGTCGCAATAAACTTGTTAAAGCAGCATTGGCATCGGGAGCAGAATGGTTATTCTTCTTAGATGATGATCATGCATTTGAGCCTGATATTTTGCTGAGATTATTGGCTCATGAAAAACCTATTGTTGCTTCGCTTTATCTACAAAGAATTAAACCTTTCTCGCCAATAGCATATGAGTATTATGATGATGAAAATAGAACTTATACTTCGCTTGATTTAACTAAATATGAAAAGAATGCATTAGTTCCAATTGTTGCTGCTGGAACTGGCGGAATGTTAATTAGAAGTGAGGTATTTAGAGAACTTAAAGAACCTTGGTTTGAAGTGACTGAAGGAATAGGTTCTGAAGACTTACCGTTTTGCAAAAAGGCTCTTGAAGCCGGCTTTGAAATCTTTTGTGATTTAGGAACTCCATTAGGGCATATTGATCCTGTTATTATATGGCCTTCCTATTTTGATGAAGAAAAAGAATGGGGAGTAGGTTTTAATTTAGGGGATGATTTCAATCTTTATATTCCCGTAGAAAAGCCTATTTCTAAAGAATAACTTCTGTATAATAGGCTTTAGTTAGAAAAATCTAAAGCCAAAAGGAGGTTATTCGTATGGCTGCAAAAACCTATGCTGTAACAAACGGTGACGCACCTGGAGCTGCTGCTCCTGTAGCAATTGCAACAGGCTCAGCAATTAGAACAATGCTTCAGCTAGCAACAAACACAACCACACCTTCAATTCGCGTTGTTGAGTGGTGGGCCGAGTTTGATGCTTCTGCTGCTGCTGTTCCGCTTAAGGTCGAACTTCTTCGACATACTGGTGGTCCTGCTACCACCCTTACTGCATACACCGCTGCGATGATTGCTAAGGTAAACGATCCAAACGCATCTGCATCATCAATCCAGCTTGGTACTGCTCTATCAGGTTTCTCGAACACTACTGCTGAAGTGACGCCTACTACTGCTGTCTCTCTTGAGACTCATTATGTACCGCCAACTTCCGGCATCTATGTTCAGTTCCCTCTCGGAAGAGAGCCTGAAGTAGCTGTGTCAACGTTCCTGCGCATTAGAACCACACCATCTGGTACTGGTCCTAACTGTCTCGCAGGCGTTATGTGGGAAGAGTAATTTAAGAAGGAGAGAGGCAATTGTCTGCTCATTTTCGAGTAGCGTCTATGGACGCCACTAGAATAGCTCACAATCCTTATAGAACTAAAATTCTTAGGGAGCCTCTTCTCGCGCCAAAAATTACATTTAAAACACGAATTATCTCCAAAATAATCAGACTCAAAAACAAGACTATAAAAGTCTTAGCAACTTGGAAGAAGCCAACTGCTAGCCGTACAATACGGCGCGTTGTTAAAAGATCTTCTGTCCAGGCCAAGAACAAGTCTGATCCTCACTTAGATAAGCGGGTCATTTAATGGCCCGCTTTCTAAGAGTTTCTGTTAATACTTATGCTGGCTCAAGGCCAGCACACTCGCGGCTTATGCCGCCGGTGGTCGTTGATCCTGCTTTAGTATTTATAGCACCTCCGATTGTAACGCAATTTACGGTTATGAAAAACCGTAACTTTAACCGCACTCGTTATCAGACACTAGTTCTTCCGCCTTATCCAGTTCTTATTAATCCTGCCACAGTTTGGTATGGCCCTGGAGTTCGTCTTGCAAGTCCAGATATATCAAGAATTGGACCAAATAAACAGCAAAGACAGGTTACTGTTAGAGCTCCGTATCCAGTAGTTGTTTTTCCGCCAATTGCTTTCTCTGGGCCTAGAGTTAAACTTGTTCCATTACTTGGAAGAGTACCTAAAACTAGAAGCATACTTCGCAAGCCTATTGTAGTTGGATCGGTTGTAGTAACATTTATTGCTTCTCCAATTAGAGTTAAATTAGCCTATTCGCGCAGAGGAAGAGCTAAGAGTAGTCTTAAACCGCCAACAGTAATTTCTAGTGCTATAACATTCCGCCCAATTGCAAAAAAACTTGTTGCTTCTCCAAAGCAAGGCAGAAAAACTAATTATAAGCTTAGAGCACCAGCAGTAATTGGTGGAGCTACTGTATTTAGACCTCTAGAAGTTCAGCTTGCTTACTCTCGTAGAGGAAAGCCTAAGAGTAAGCTTTCGCCGCCAACAGTTATTTCTGGCGCAGTAATCTTTAGACCAATAGCAATTAAGCTTGCTCCTCAATCTAGAAGACGTGGTAAAGCAGAACTTAATCCACCAACTGTAGTTTCTGCTGCCGCTGCACCATTTATTGCTTCGCCAATTGAAGTAAAACTTGCTTATTCTCGCAGAGGAAGACCGCAATCTGTTCTTTCACATCCTGTTATTGTTGCCTTTGATTATGGAACAGCAGAAGGTGGAATACTTGTTTCGCTTGCTCCTTCTAGACGCCCAATAACTAGATCTATTCTTAGAGTTCCTGTTGTAGTTGCTGCTGCTGCTACACAAGTATTCTTTGGTCCTAAAACCAAGCTTGCTCTAAGTAAGAGAGGTAAGCCAACTAGTATTCTCCATTCACCAGCAGTTGTTTCAGGTGCAATTGTATTCAGACCTATTTCTACAAAACTTGCTTACTCTAAGCGCGGTAAGCCATTAAGCAGACTTGCTCCACCTGCAACAATTGCAAGTGCATTCGTTGCTAGATCAATTGTAATTAAGCTTGCTCCTTCTAAGCGCGGAAAGCCAATTAGCAAGCTATTCTCTCCTACTGTAATAGGAGCAGCTATTGTCTTCCGTCCAATTGATGTTACATTTGCAGATGAAGCCAATGAAAATATTGCTCGAATAACTAAGCGAGCGCCTCACAGCAGACTTAAGCCTCCAACGGTAGTGGCAGGAGCAATAGTCTTTAGACCTGTTTCTATTAAGCTTGTTGCTTCTCCGAGACTTGATCGTGTTTCTCACTTCAGACTTAAAACGCCTATCGTTGTTGCAAGCGCTATTGAGTTCTTCGGGCCAAAGACCAAGCTTGCTCCTTCTAGACGTGGCAGACCAATTAGTGAACTTAGACCACCAACCGTAGTTGGTGCAGCAATTACATTCCGTCCTGTTGCAACAACCTTTGCTGTTGCTCCTGATGATGTTGGTCAGAAACTTTCGCGTAGAACGCCTCATTATAGACTTGCTCCTCCTGCTGTTACTGGTGCAGCAATTGTATTTGCTCCACTCAGAGTTGAACTTGCATACTCAAGACGTGGTAAGCCAACAAGCGAACTTAGACCTCCTGCGGTAGTTGCAGGAGCAATTGTATACGCTCCAATTTCAGTGAAGTTGACTCCATCAACACGCATTGATAGAACTTCACACTTTGAACTTAGACCGCCAGCAGTAGTTGGAGCAGCAATTGTATTTGCTCCTGTTGATGTACATTTGGCTCCATCTAAGCGGGGTATTCCAAAGAGCAAGCTATTTGCTCCTGTTACTGTTGCTCCTCAGTTCTTCCAGCGTCCTGTTCAGATGCATCTTGCGTACTCACGCCGAGGTGTTCCTAAATCTAAGCTCAAGCCTCCAACAGTTATTTCTGGAGCAATCGTATTCAGACCAATTGATGTTGCATTTGCTTCACAGAAGCCTATTCAGATCAATACTAGTCGCGCAGTACACAGCGATCTTAAACCTCCTGCCGTTGTTGCAGGGGCAATTGTATTCCGCCCAATCTCAACTAAGCTCGTTGCTTCACCGCGACTTGACCGGGTTTCACACTTCCGCCTTGAATTCCCAATTGTTGTTGCAAGTGCGTTTGAATACTTCGGTCCACTCGTTAAATTGGCTCCATCTAAGAGAGGTAAGCCGTTCAGCAAGCTTAGACCACCAACAGTTGTCAGTGGAGCAGTTGTATTTAGACCAATTGCAACGAAGCTCACTTACTCAAGACGTGGTAAGCCAAAGAGCAGACTATTTGCACCAACTGTAGTTTCTGGCGCAGTTGTATTTAGACCTGTTAAAACTACGTTTGCTGGCTCTCAGAAGCTCTCTCGCGCCCCTCATTCTAAACTTAGACCTCCTGCTAGGGTTAATGCAGCAATTGTCTTCGCTCCGCTTTCAATCAAGCTTGCACCTGCACCACGGCTTGATAGAGTCTCTCACTTCAGGCTCGAAACTCCGATTGTTATCTCGGCTGCTGTTGAATACTTCGGCCCAGTTATTAAGCTTGCACTATCGTCTAAGCTTGGAAGAATTCAACATTCTCGCTTGAAGCCACCGACAATTGTTGGCGTTGCAACAGCATTCCGTCCAATTGTAACTAAGCTTGCTTCTTCAAGCAGACTTGCCAGAATTCCTCGCCATGTTCTTAGAGCTCCAGTAGTTATTGGTGCTGCATTTATTCCTAGACCAATTGTTGTAAGACTTGCTTCTTCTCATGGTGGAGTTACAACAAGCAAGCTATTTGCGCCAGCAGTTATTTCAGCAGAGTTCTTTGCTAGACCGCTTATAGTTAAGCTTGCTGCAAGTAGCAGAGGAGTACCAAAGAGTAAACTTGCGCCTCCTACTGTTGTTGAAGCTGCATTCTTTGCTAGACCAATCTCTGTAACAATTGCTAGACAGAATCTTGTTCAAGATAGAATAACGCGCAGACAGGCTAGATTTGTTCTCGCGCCTCCTGTTGTAACCTTTGCTGGAGCCAGAAAGGGTTATCACTCAAGAACTAAGATTAATTCACGAGAGAGTACGCTTGTGATTGTTCTCAATAAGCCAGAATTCAGAATGAATTCTAGAGAAAACGACACGTCAATAACTAAACGCGGTACTTCGCGTGATAGAATTAACGATAGAGAAAGTGATACGCATATATCATGAGATACCCTACATTTTTTGAAGACGCCGATGTTATATTTCGTATAACATTCTATGAAGATGAAACAAAAACGACACCAATTGATCCATTGAGTGTTATTTTTACTGTAGAAGCTCCTGACGGAACTGTATATACACCTACAGTTTTTGATGATCCAGGCACAGGTAAGTTCTCTTCTGATCATATATTTGATGTTTATGGAGATTGGCAATGGCATTGGCAAACAGAAAACCCGCGAATTATTGATCAAGGAATTATTACTATAGTTCCAAGGAATGTGCCTTAATGCCATTAATGCCAACTACTATAATTTCTACTAGTCCTATTTATCCAACAGGACTAGTAGTTATATCAGATACAACTCTTCAAGCCGACGCCGCGAACTTTGATGTACAGAGCATTCCGTCGATGTACAAGCACTTGCGAATAGAGGCCCAGTTGCGAGGGACCACCGCAGCAACTACGCAGCAGGCTCGCATCCGCTTCAACAACGATTCGGGTGGAAACTACTACTGGTTCTCGGTTACCGAGTACATAGGTGGCCCTGCCGCGAACGAGGGCAATGGAGAAACGTCCGCATGGGCAGGAGTTGCTGCGGCCGCCTCGGCTACTGCCACTCTGACGGGAACGCTCGGTATCGACATCCCTAACTATGCGGCCACAACGTTTGCGAAGCAGTTTCGGGGGAGCAGCGAATACTGCACTGCTGCGAGTTCGACAAACACCAGGGTAGAGGATGCAGTGGGCCTTTGGAACAGCACAGCAGCAATCGAACGCATCACCCTCTACCCACTGGCCGATAGCTTCAAAGCAGGCTCCCGCCTTACTATTTATGGCATGGGCGGTGTTCCATCAGCAGAAGCAATTGCCAACGTACAACTTACATCTAATCTACTCAACTATATATTTACGAGGTGAATTATGGCGACTAGTCCTATTTTTGCATCTACACCAGTTTTAGGTTTTGCATCAGTTACGGCTGCTAACACCAACCGCGACGGTACAGGAACAATTGTAGATATAGTTACTTCAGGATCTTCTGGTACTCGCATTGATGAAATTGTTCTACAAGCGACTGGCAATCCTGCCGATTCAACAGTAACTATCTACATTCATGATGGCTCAAGTTATCGGCTTTTTGATGAATTTGATATTGGCGATCCTGCCGCTGCTTCCACAACCCTTGCAGGTTATCGAGCAAGTCGCAGTTATACTAATCTTGTCTTGCCAACTGGATATAAGCTTGCAGCCGCAATTACTGTTGCGCTTACATCAGGAGCTATTAATGTTTTTGCACATGGAGCTAATTTTTAAATGAATAAAGGTTTACTTGGATACCCAAGAGGTAATGCACTATCTACTTCACTTTGGGGATTCCCTCTGGGGGAATCTGTAGATGAAAATAATCGTTTCCCAATTGCAGAGAATATGACTGCATGGTGGGATTTTTCCAATATTGGAGATATGACATTAGTAGATCTAGGGAATAGCACTTATGGTATATCAGCTATAGTTGATAGAAGTGGGAATGGATGGACATTGAGCCAAGGTACTTCAGGGTCAAGACCGACTTATGGTAGTCGCATGCTAAATAATATTTATGTTCCTTATTTTGATGGTGGAGATTCTTTAGGAAACAACTCTTTGGAGTTTGGTTGCCCATCATCTACTCCGCTGACAGTCTATGTGCCCACAGTGTTTGATTCCCTTGGGTCCTATATGGCTCCTGTTGCTGGCAACGGCAATGCTCTGGAGTTTCGCAAGGATACTGCGGATAATTTCAATGTGGTTCGCAACTCCGATGGAAATGGATCATTTCCGACGTTGCCTGTCATCCAGGCTGGTAAGCCGTACTTCCTCTGCGTGAGAGTCGCGAGCGACGGAACTACGGGAACGCTTAGGGTTGGACAACGAGCTATAGCTGGTGGCCCATTCTCTATCGCATCTCCTAGTGCTGGAATCGCACTAGGTTCTCGCGTTAGCGGGGGGATTCCAATTACAGGCGTTATTCCTGAGTGTCTTATATATGCGGCCGAACACACAGATGCTCAGATTGATTTTATGTATAGCAACTATCTTCGGCCAAAATGGGGTCTAGCGTAATGTTTTTAAGACTTATTACAATTTATATTGATAAGTGGGGATTTTAAATGTTAATTCCTTCTCCTACAGTAATACAAGCAGCTAGCGAATGGACTACTATCACGAAAACAATTAGTCAATCAATAAATACTCAGACATATGCCTTCTATACAACGCATTCTTAGAGAAGTTACTTGCCCTCGTTGTAATGCTATAGCTCAAGAACGGTTAGAAGACAAAGATAAGTTCGTTCTGATATACTTATGGTGTGATAAATGCAAACTAACAAGAAATATGGGGCTGACAACAAGAAAGGCGTTAAGACTAAAAAAACGTCAGACAAGATTGCGAGACTCGCTAAATCAGGCAAAAAGTCAGCGCGACCGAAGTAGAATTTTGAAGCAACTAGAATTGCTTGATAGACAAATTCATCAAGCAGAAATTGGAATCTAAGGGAGCCATATTGAGAATAGCAAATATATTAATTAGTGATGTGTGGGGCGATGTAACGCCGGAAGCATTAAATAGGGGAATCGGTGGTAGAGAAGGAGCTATGATCTATCTTTCCCGCGAATGGGCAAAGATGGGCCATGAAGTTACTAACTTCGTTAATATAGAAGAGAGTAGTAGGTTTGTTGAACCCTTAAATGAGGAAGATAACTCTTGGCAATATCAAGGGTTAAATATGAATGGCTATCACGAATATGTACCTTTAAATCTAACTCGTCCCATGCTTGCTAATTTCCCTTGGGATGTAGCTATTGCTTGGGAATGTCCTAGCACTTTTGAAGATCCACGCATTCTTGAAAATATTAAATTAAAGATTTGCGAAATGCAGGTTTGCCATCTATCTATTCGAGAAACTGAAGCCGCAAGAAAATATTGTGACTATGTTGCAACATTATCACAGTGGCATAAGAATTTTATGTTACATCAGGGGCTTGAAATGGATGAAGACAAAGTTATAGTCCTTCCAAACGGTGTAGATATAACTAAATACCCTGAACCTGAATATGGAAGAAAGTTCGACCGGGCTCCACGTTTTGTCTATTCTTCTTCGCCAGATAGAGGATTATGGCCGCTTTTAAAGACTTGGACCAAGGTTAGAGAAGATTTTGCTGAAGCAGAATTACTTGTAGGATATGGAGTTAAGAAATGGACCGACCAGAATAGATGGTCGCATGGCCGACAAGGAGAAATGGCTGTAGAAATTGAACAATTAATGAAACAATCTGGCGTTAAAGATATAGGGAAGATCGGGCAAGATGCTTTAGCTCGGCTTCAAATAAATGCTGATGCCTGGATCTATCCTCTTGATGCGATGAACTCAACAGAGTCAGGTTGTATTACTGCTGTAGAGAATGCTGCTGCTGGCAATCCTATAATTACTACAGATTGTGATTGTATGGCTACAGAATTTGGTAGTATCGGTCGAATAGTTGATATGCCCTTTGAAGAAGAGCTATTCTATGATGCTGTCAAAGACGTATTAACAGATGATGAGTATTATACTAACTTACAACGAAAGGGACGAAAATTTGCCGAATCTAGAGACTGGTCAAAAATTGCTAATCAGTGGACAGATTTATTTAGACAACGTGTTTGAGAAGCTTGCGGTCAGTTTTAAATCTTTGTTTCTGAGCCGTCGAAACTAATTGTCTTAAATAAAGTCTCTCTTCATAAGAGAGATGTTTAAGACCGTTTCGTTGGCTCTTTATATTCTTTGGACCAATACTAATTTTCTCTTTTGGAATTTCCGAATGAGCTCGGAAGATATTTAAGAATGTTTTCTTATATATTCTTTTCCTTTTACCATTAGTCAAGTCTTTTATATATTCAACATTAAGATTAGTATCTTTAGATACTTCACTAATATTTTTTGTCTCTAATAATTTATTTAGTAGAGGAACAAAAACATCTGCCGGAATAGTTGTAGAATTGGCCAAGGAGCGACAAGTCTTACATCTTGATAATGGCTTGCCTTCCCTTGGCCCTGTTTTATTAACAGTAAATTCTGTAATCGGAACTAAAGCTCCGCCGGGGGGATGAAATTGCCCTCGACAAAGCTTACTCTCCATTGGCCTCTTCCCACAAAACTAATGCTATAAGAGCATAGTTTGCTAGATCAAGAAATGAATCTCTTACAGATTCATTTTCTAGTGTTCCTGTTTTTGCATAACGCTTGATACGAACCATTTTGTCATTGCCCCTATTTATTGCACTCTTCCAAGGTTCAATACCAAATTCTTCCCCTTCACGTACATTCATAAATGGATCTTCAAATGATCCATAATCTGCTCCTTTGGCATGATGAAGCTTTTTGACTTCTGCTAAAGCGTCATAGAATTTTTGTGTAAGAGGGTGTAATGCAGCGGTTGTCATTGACAATACTGCCGCTCTTACTGTTTTATCTATATTTCTTATAACTTCTTTATCGTCTTCAACTGTACCGCCTTCATTCTCAAAAGATTCTTGTCCTTCATCTTTCGGAAATAAATTACTAATACTAAGTTTTGACACTAACACTCCGTTTCTTAAGTTTTTGTCGCATACTATGGTTTCCAAATTTTAATTGGAATTGATTTTTCTGACTTACATTCGCGATAAAATGTTTCAAGACCGAGAGCGCATTCAACATCAGTTAGATTATATTCTTTCATTATTGACCATTCTTCTTTATCCCCTTGCGCAATTCTTCTCCAGTTTGGAGAACCAATTTTTGCTTTAATTGGCCAGCCAAGTCTATATGCTCTATCACATCTTTCCGCAAGTCCATTTCTAGCTGCTCCGCCCCACTTATATTTGCCCATTGTATCTAGAACAAACATCTCAGGTAATTCATAATCTGTGCCTAAATCTGGATGTTCCCCTAATAGGCCATTTAAAAGTCCTACATCATAAGAAGCATTATGAGCAACAACTACATTCTCAATAATGGCACTTCTTACTTCAAGTAAATCTCCTGCTGCAAATATCCCTGGTCTTCTATCTAATGCTTCAATATAGTGCAAATCATCATGCGTCCCATATCCAATACATAGAGCTAATTTATGTTTTGCTGCACCATACCATGTTCCAGTTGGATCAGGTAAAGCTTCAAGATCAAGACCAATTTTTAAATCAGCAAATTTTCTCTTGGATATTTTAATTTTCATCTTCTTCAACAATGAATTCGGGGAGCTCAAGCTGTTCAGCGGCAACTAAACCTAGTTTTTCAACTTCAGGAAGAAGAATATCGAATTCCCAATCAATATCTTCTAGCCTAGTTTTGAGTCTACGTTCTGCTCTTCTAATCGCCAAAAGCTTCTTTTTAGCTCTAGCAAGTTCATTTGACATTCTGTAACTCCTCTAGTTGATTAATAATCTGGACCTTCATTTTTCTAAGTAAATATTTTCTTTTACTTACATAATACTTGGGAGTATTTTCATATATTTTTCTTGTTTTTTTCCCATTTTCTGTTCTTACATATCTCTTCTGTTGTTCTCTTCTTTTTTGCTTTCCTTTTTCAGACGATCTATACTTTTTATCTCCGCGCTTTCTTCTAGCTTTCCCTGCTGGTGTCTGATTGTATGCATTTTCAGTTTCTCTTCTTAACCTCATACAACGCCATGTACCACCCTTTTCTCTTCTTTTGTCTAATTTCCAAACTTTCTCTTCACCGCAATGATCACAAATTGGTGGTTTTTCAGTAATTTCAGTAGTCATTAATGTTTATAATACTAAATGTAATCGTAACCGCACGACACAGTTTGTATGAGAGAAAAATCAAAACTTATTAATGGTAGAAACATGACTTGTCCTCGCTGCAAAAAACAGCATGACATTCTTCAGTATACCCGTATGGTAGAGAGTCCCGAATTTCAACACGAAACAACTCCCATATATAAGTGTCCCTCCTGTAAGTGGTTATTTGCACCAGCCGACAATTTAATTTTCGAGGTACTCAGTGAGAGACTAAAGCTCATTGAAATCCCTGAAAGTGAGTAATTTGCATGTCAGAGAATATTAGCACAGAAGAGCTAGATCTGCAAGAGATTGAAGAATATCTTAACGTAGCCTTCTCAAATGGTTTCTCCAAGGGGACAGCCAATGTTTCCCCGCATGATATGAAGAAGCTTGCTCCTCTGCTCAAGCATTACGGAAAGATGGCTCATCCATTTCGAGCCTGTGTTAGAGATAATAGAAAAAGATTTGGTCCTTTAACTGAAAAATATTGTGCGGTATTAAAAGATCTTATAAAAGGAACCACCTCTTGGCGCTCAACAGAGCGCAAAAAGAATCTTTCTGAAGTCGAAATGAATGAATTTGTTCTCCACTGGGAAGACTATCCAGATAATTATATAGATGAATTCGTTGAAAGTCTAGCAAATTTGACAGAAGAAGATGTTAAACTACTGTTAAGTAATGATGATAATGAGGAAAATATGACAGAAGTTGATTTGGCAGCAGGAGATGTAGCGTGGTCTTCTGATGGTGGCTGGAACGATATTCGCAGCCAGCTTGAAAATGAACTCAATGATCAGTCGCAAATGGGCGGCATGGATTATTGGGTAGTTGATGTTAAAGGCAATGAGGCTTTAGTTTGCGAAAAAGGTTCAGATTATTATGTTGTACCGTTTTCGGTTGACAAGAAGGGTGAAACTACTTTAAGCCAAGAATCAGATTGGAAGCCAGTCGAAAAAGCTTGGGTAGAAAGCAATGTTAATATGAGTGATTTTTCAGAATTTGTAGCAGAACTTTACTTCACCGATAACAAGGGTAACGCTGCTGATAGTGATGGCCTTGTTTGGAAGACCTTTATGCGCGAAGGCACTTGGAAGTTTTCGCCTGGAAGCGGAAAGGTCGTTCCTAAGCCTCTTACAATTGTGAAGAGTGGCAAGTCAGATCCTCAGAAACTTGTTATTTCAATGGCTGATATTAAAAAGAATTTTGAAACTGGAGCAATTCAGCACGTTACTGTTCCGCTAAGCCATGAAGATAAGGTCAATGAGAATACTGGTTTTGTGAAGAAGATGCGCTTTGGCAAAGATGATAAGGGTCGCACGACTCTTGAAGCGGCTATTGATTTCACTGAACCAGATATTAAGGAAAAAATTGATCGCGGTACTATTCCAAATGTAAGTGGAGGAGTCCACTTCAACTATATTGACAAAGAATCAGGGAAAAAGTTTACTTCCGTTCTCGGGCACTTGGCATTAACGCCTAAGCCTTGGCTCGGCGGAATGGCTCCCTTTGGTGTAAAAACTTCTGAGAACCTAAACGTAGTCGGATTTTCAGAAGAACCGCAAACAACCTCAGACCTAGACATAGAAGGAGGTGTAGAGGAAACAATGACTACTATAGTCGAACAGACATTCGATGAAACGACAGATGACAATGCCGATACTTTCCTTCAGGAGCTAGGGCTTTCTGAGGACGAGGTTAAGGCTAGACTTTCTCGCTATGATGAACTAGAGCAGGAAGCTAAGGCCAACAGAATTGATCAGAAGGTGCGTGATTGGGAAGGCGAGAAGAAGTCGCCAGCTCTTATTGCCGCAGCTAAGGATATTCTGATGGCAGACGAAGGTGCAGCAGTTCTGAATCTCTCGGAAGAGGGCAAGGAAGTTGCGCTTACCGCATCTGACATTGTAGAGCGTCTTGTTGAGGCTGCTCCTACTGTTGCTCTTGCTGATGATCCTATCACAGACAAGGATGCAGAAGGAACCGCCCCACCGGATGACGCAACAGAGGAAAATCTTTCAGACGATATTAAGTCTGAAGCTCGTAGACTTTTCCTTTATGAAAGATATTCAGAGGATGACGCAATTGCCGAGGCAGTTCGTCGTTCTGAAGAAAAGACAACCGCGTAAGGAGGAGGTGAAGATAGATGCCATTCGGAACATCAAAAAGTGCATCATACTCAGATAAAGAAATTCTGAAGTATGCAACGCCACTTGGACCTAGAAAGTCCGTCGTACTAGACGCGCAGAACTGGCCTGTAGATCCAGAAGCCACATCTGCACGTTATGTAGTACCCGCTGGAACTATTCTTAAGTTTTCAATTACCAATGCGAAAGCAATGGTGCCTTTCGACGGCTCTGGCTCAGTAAAGGGCATCTTGGCTGCGCCTATTGACCTCGTTGCGCGAGCAACTTCGGCAATGGAACCCGCAGCTATGTTTTTCCACGGTGTAGTTTTTGCAACCAGCGCTCTTGTTGGTTTCACCAACTATGCATCAGCCGTTGTAAATACACTCAACACATGCAAGTTCGAATAAAGGAGGAGGTGAAGTAAATGCCGTTTAAAACATTTGACGTTTGGGATCAAGCCGCTCTGACTGATGAGATTCGTCGCCCACCGGAGGGTCGTGCCCCTGGTGCAGCAGAAGACGCTTCCGTTAGACTTGGTGAGCAGATTGCTCCTAGCAAGCCAACTTATGAAACCGTAGTCAAGGTCAATGTACAGGAGATTAAGCCGTTTGGTATTGGTCAATTCCGTGCATGGGATGCTTCAGTTCCTCTCTTCAAGCCAGAAAACGTTTGGACAGAAGTTCTCATGGAGCTCGTACTCCTTGACGAACAGGAAAGAATTAAGGAATCCGAATGGAGAAAGCTTAATTCGCCAAGCGAAGAAGAAAGAAGAAGCGCTGGTGTTCAGCTCGTTGATAAGGGTAGAATCCTTAAGCTAAGAAACGAGAGAGCAGTAGAGTGGATGCGCTGGAAGCTTTTCGCTGACCAGCTAGTTATTCCGTTCGAGAACGGAACAGAACTCCCAGTTGCCGCAGGAATTCAGGCTTCTCACAAGCCTTATGTTGCTGTTTCTTGGGCAGACACTACGAACGCCGATCCAGTAGCAGACATTCAGGCATTCTCTGAATTGCTTGCTGATGATACTGGTTTTTATGGTCGTCATGTTCACATGAACAGTAAGACCTATAACTACCTTATCTACAACAGCAAGATCAAGAATGCTATTAACTTCTACGCATCAGGCTCAAATAGTATTCTGCGCCCACGCAAGGAGGATATTCTCAACCTCTTTGAGACATTCTCACAGTCGCTCGATATCAATATCTATGATAATGGTTATCGTGTAGCTGGAGAAGCTGGCATTGGTCGTCCATCATTGACTAAGTACCTACCAGATGGTTACATTCTTGTAACTACTGACTATGTTCTTGATGGTGTGAACATTGCTGATACTCTTGACGGAGTGGTTTCCGTTTCGTCTGCTTGGAATGAAATTCAGCTCCAGCAGGGTCTACAGGCAGAAATGCTCGTTGACCACGAATCTAAGAACCATCTTCTTAGAGTTGCAAGCGCACACATGCCTAGAATCCTTATCCCTGACGCTTTCGTTTGGGCCAAGGTAGTTCTTTAAGTAAAGGAGAATGATCAATAATGGCAATAGCCGAAAAGGTAGCCTTCGCAGAAACCGCGATTACAGTTCATGTAAAACGCGCGAGCGAACCTAGCTTACTCCCCGATGGGGAAGAAGTATGGGATGTTGAATCTAAGATAATGCTCCCTGGTGAAATAATGTCGCTCTCCGAAATGCCACCATACTTGAGTGATGCAGTTAAAGGAGGACATGTTGCGGGGTTAAAAGCTTTAACTCCGACACAAGCTAAGCAGAGAACTGAGTCCTATAACGAAATTATGGGACTCAGTTCTCCTGCTGAAGCGACAGAACAGGAAGAAGATTCTGAATTTCCGCCAGAAGAAATTTAAATAGAGAGGCCCATCGTGGGTACAATAGCCAACATCGTAAAACAATATGTACCCGCGAGCTATGCAGCATTAGTCGGGGCGACAAATTCATACTATGGCCCCGATGAATTGCAGAGTTTGGCTGACTATGTAAAATTTAGACTTTATAATACTGTTGTCGCAGAGGCTTCTGAGGCAGCAGTTTATAATGTTCAGGAACAAAGATTGCTTGGTATATTAACTACCTTGCAATTTATTCCTGCCGCAGTTGATTATTGGAGCGATCAGCTTGCTTCAACTGCCACTACTGGAACTAATGAAAATGATTCATTCTTTGACCATAGACCGGATCTTTGGAAAATCTTTGATCGTCTTACTACAGAAGCAGTAGCTCTTGGTGCTGATGTTGGCATCAATATTTATGCTGCTCGCGGAGTAGTTCCTAGAGTTTCTTACGGAGATAATGGTAGAAATATCCTTATTACCGAAGATCCTCAGAATTGGCTAGCAATGGACGATAGAAATATTCAAGAAGATACTTCTATGATATGGAGCAATGTGATTAAGTAATGGAACTTACAACCAGACTTGGAACAGAAGTTATTCAGAGACAAGCTCTGATTGTTCTTTTTAACTACTTAAATGACACAATTGCAGCTATGAATCAAACTTGGGCAGTTGAAGATGATGAATTTTGGGCCGCTCTTAATAGAGGAAATGAAGAATGGTTTGTAGAACCAGTTGAAGATACAAACTTTTATGCCGGAACTATTCCATCTCTTATTAATTCATCAATAGACCATTATCCAAATGTTGCCACTATTTGTTATATAGCCAGCCCCCCAAGTTCAACTGATGATGACGGGGAGTTATATCAAAATATTTTAGCAATTGAAGTAATGGTTAAGTCTATTAATTCAGAACAAGAGGTTAATTCAAGAATTCAAAAAACTCTTGATGCAGTACATTTAACTTTTATGAATTCTCTTGAAAATAGAACGTTAAATAATACAGTTCCTAAATTAAATGCTCCCAGACAGAGTGTTGGTGATGTATTTATTAGAAGAGAAAAAACAAGCCAAGGCCCAACTTGGTATTGGCAAGGTGGGTCATTAGAATATGTTGTTTCAAAGTTCGTTGATTTTAACTAAATCTTATGGTATTTTCATATAAAATAGTAAATATATTAAATAGGCCGAGAGGAGGTGTCTAAATGGCCAGCAATTTCTTCCGTACTGGAATTACAGATGATAACTTTATCCGTGGTGCAGCAAGGCTACTCGTAGCAGGCACAACGATTACGTTCCCAACTGGTATTTCTGATGTTATTAACTTGTCAACGTATGATGCACAGACAGGTTGGACTGATGTTGGTGCAACAAAGACAGGCATTACTATAACAAGAAACCAAACCGAGGAAACATTTGACGTAGATCAGATTCTTGGAGACATTGACTCTCGGCCTGTGTCTTACGAGCAGACTGTTGCAACTGCGCTCGCAGAAGTAACTCTGGAAAACTTCATAATTGCTTGGGAAGGTGGTCCGATTTCTACTTCTGGATCATTCCGCACAATGGGTGTTGGTGAACCAACAGTTTATACCCGCAGACGACTTGCAGTTATCTTCCAGAAGGCTAATGACAAGCTCAGAATGCATGCATTCCACAAGGTTCAGAGAAGCGCAGCAGAGTCAGCAATCCCGTTCAACAAGACAGGAGAGCAGCAATCAATTCCTGTTGTGTTCAGAGCTCTAGCTGATACGTCAATTTCTGACGTTAACACTAGAACTCAGGTTATCTTCGATCAGGTTTAAAACAATCTAGATGTGTACGCAACGCGGCACGGCTTTCATAGAAGGAGCAGAGGCACTTCACTAAAAGCAAATTTAACCGGCCTCTTAGTTGAGGTCGGTTCTTTAAAATGGCAGAATTAATTACAATAAGAATGGAAGGCGATAGCGCTCTTGTTGAGGGCAATTTGCTTGACATGGCTAAAATGAAGCATTTGCTTCGCGATGCTCTTGATGATATTGCAGATGCAGTTGAAGATGAATCTAAAAAGTTAGCGCCAGTTGATACAGGAAAACTTAAAGAACATCCTGTAGATAGAGAAGACACAAGAGTAGGAATAGCTGAACCACGAGCATTTTCTTTCGGTGGAGGTATTTCTGCAAGAGGGGCTGGCGGTAGATTTACAGCAGGAAACATAGACCCTTCAGCCGCAGGGCAATTAGTGGGACGTAGCATTATTACTGTAGCGGAAGAACCATTTTATGCGAAATTTGTTCACGATGGAACTGGTTTATTCGGGCCAAAAAGAAAACCATATACAGCTAGAACAGAAGGAAAAGATATGGTATTTTATTATCATAAAGGAAGGACTAGAAAGTTTTTTAGACTAAAATTTGTTAAAGGTCAAAAACCAGAACCTTACTTAGTACGAGCTTATTTATTAGTTGATAGAGTATATGCGCCCGCAAGAATTGATTTATTGCGAGCGCAAATAGCCGCAGAAACATAAACAGAATAATGGAGGCAAAGCCATGTCCGAAGTAACAATTGATGTAGTGGAAACCTTAGAGCCATCGGCAGAAGTGTTTTCAGTAGAAATTGGAGATAGAACCTATGTTCAGTCTCCCCTAACTTTCTTTAGAAAGATTGAATTATTTTCAGTTCTAGCTGATGCTATTGATAAAGCTCTTTCTGAAGGAGCTCTTATCTCTGAATTTCTTGATGAAATTCCAGAAGATACTTCTGATCTTAAAGAAGCAGATGTATTTGTAAAAGCAATTGTCAAGGTTGTCAAGTTCGCGCCAGATCTTCTAAGTGATATATTTGCTATTTCTCTTAATGTTCCGCAGGGAGTACGCAAACAGTTTAAATCTGATCTAGAATTTATTGATGATGATCAAGCTATGGGTATTCTGAATCATTTCATTGATCAGAATTGGGATGCGATGATGGATTTTTTCTCAAAGCAAGTCAGCCCATTAGTGGAAAAAGTGTCAAACAAAATGCAATCACGATCAACGTCATCGAAGCCGTCGAAGGCTTCTCCTCGTCGCACGGCGAAACAATAGAAGAGATATTAAATTGGCCTTGGAAAAAATTTGAAGCTTTATATGAAGCATACGCTAAGAGAGAGCAATCAGAAAAAGCTTTACAAGAACGGTATGCCTATATAACAGGATTAATAGCTAATACAAATCTAGACGATGGAAAAAGCACTAAGAAACAGATGCTTGAAAATGTTGATATGGACTATGAAAATTCATTAAAAAGCATTTATAATATAGAGATAGAAGAAGAAGATGAATTTGATGCTCCATTCTTCAAGGCTATGAAAGTTCCAGGGACAGCTTATATCCCTGGAGAAGAAGATACCACCGTCCCTGACCGCACGACCGAACAACTTAAAGAAGCAGACCAAGGTGGTTAAGTAATGGCCGATCATCACGTTAGAGTTATTCTAGAAGCCATAACAAAGGGCGGGAATAACATTGGAAACTTTTTCAAGTCCAATGATAAAGATATCCAAAGTTTTAGAAGAACTCTGCGTGACGCTAAGAAAGAAATAGAAACTTTCCCAGGCTTTGGAGGAACCTCTACTGGTCGTGGAGAAGGCGGAAGATTTGTATCTGTTGAAAAAGATGCTAATAGAGCTGTTGTTGCTTTGCGTAAATTTAGAGATGAAGTTAAAAAATCATCAGCGGGTCAAGCTCTTGGAGGTTTTAAAAGCGGTCTACAGGAAGAAGCTCGTGTTAGAGAAGAAGTTAATAAAAGATTAAATATCAGTGAAGAAGAAAGAATTAAAAAACTTGACGATATTAATAAAAAATCAATACAAAGAAAACTTGAAAGAATTAATGCACTTGAACAAACCGAAGTTGGAGAAATTCGAAAAGTTATAGCAGCAGAAGAAGGAAGAGCTGCTTCTGAAATTAGAGATTTAAGATCAGAAGGAAGAATTCTTCAGAATCAAATTCAATTAAGAGAAAAAATATTATCTGATAAGCAATTATTAAGTCAAGATGAAAGAAAAGCAGCAGCAGCAGGGTTAAAAGATTTAAGAGAAGAAAGAGATGTTATTGATGGAAATATTAGAGCAAGAGAAATTGAAAGAGATTCATTTGTAGATTCAGAAAAAAGAAAAATTGGTGCTATTCACAGTAGAGTAACAGCAGAAGAAAATGCAACAAGAGATGCAGCTAAAAGAGCTATTACAAAAGCTTCAGCAGCCTCTCTAACACCACAGGTTAGAGAAGATTTTGCTAAGTTAGACAAAGATATAGAAAGATCTGATAATAGACTTAGACGTTTTGGACTTACTGCTGGACGCTCTTTGGGACAATTCTCAAATGGCATACGAATAGGAAAAGATGGATTAAGTGATTTTGAGAAAGATGCATTGCGTGCTTCTAGTGCAGCAGAAAGATTTGGAGCTCGTATAGGTAGTGCGACTAGTAGAATAAACCCATTTAGAGCTAGAACATTGGCTCTTATATCTGTTCTACAAATTCTTGGAACTCTAATTGTACAATTGGGCGCAGGATTAGTTGCTCTTGCTTCTTCTGCAATTATGGCGGCAGCGGCATTAGGAGGAGCTTTGCTAGCAGGCGTTAGTCAGCTTTTGCCTGTTGTTGGTCTTTTAGCATTAGCATTTCATCGCTTAAGTGCAGTTATAAATGCAGCTACTCTTGCTGACAAAATTGATTTAACCAAGGGTGAAGATCAGAAAACAAAGCTTGATCAAATAACACAAGCGACACAAAGACTTGCTGATGCTCGTTATACATTGAAAAAATCTGGAGAATCGGTTAAAGATTCTGAGTATGATTTGGCTCAAGCGCAGCAAGCAGTTAAAGATGCTCTTAAAGATCAAACAAAAGCTATTACAGATCTTGCTGAAGCTCGAAAGCAAGCAGCTAGAGATATTGTTGATGCTAACTTTGCAGAAAAAGATGCTGCTCTTGCGCTTCAAGAGGCCGAACTTGGTGTTCTTGATGCTAAAAAGAGATTGCGCGAAGAAGAACAAAAGTCTCAACTTGATACTGTAAATATTGCTGATGCTCAAGCTCAGGTTAAAGAAGCACAAGCACGATTAGCTAAGGCTAGACAAGAAGGCGATCAAAATGAAATAGGCGCAGCCTTACAGCAACTATCTCAAGCTGAACAAGACTTGCAACAAATTAAATCACAAGCCGACCAAACTGGCGCAAGTATAAAAGAAGCAAGACTTAATGTTCAACAATCACAATTGCAACAACAGGAAGCTGTTGTTAGAAACAAAAGAGCGCAAGAAGACGCCGCAAAAGCTCGCAAGAATGGTGTTGAAGGAAGTGATCAGGTTAAGTCTGCTAGAGAACAACTTGTGCATGCTACAAGAGCTATTGCTCAGGCCGAACATCAGCAAGTTATCGCAACAAGAGGACTAAGGGACTCAGTACACGGCTTGGCTGTTGCTAGGAGAGAAGAACGCGATGCAGAGAAAGCGCTAACAGATGTTAAGACTAAAGGAACGGCTCAGCAGCAGCAACTTCAACAAGCGCTTGGTGATTTATCTCCTGCTGAAAGAAAACTATTTAAGTCTATACAGAATATAAAGAAAATCTATAAGGATAATTTTAGACCTATTACAGATATTATTATTACTGCTTTTTCAAAAGCAGTAGATACAATTGCACCACTTCTAAAAGATCCTAAAATTCTAAGTGCAGCAAAAAGTCTAGCTACAGCAATAGCAGGTTCAATTGGTAAACTTGCTAACTTTACCGTTTCTCCAGAATTTAAGCGCTTCCTTGAAATTAGTTTGAAAGAAGCAGCCAAGAATGTTCCTAAAATAACTGATGGATTAATTGCTCTTTTCCATATTTTAATAAGAATTGCAGAAGCAGCAACTCCTATCTTTGACAAATTGCTTGATAGATTTGTTAAATTCCTCGAAAAACTTGATAAGAATACTAAAGATACTTCTGGTCTAGAAAAATTCTTTAAGCTTGCAGGAGAGCATCTTGATGCATGGATTGATTTTGCCAAAGCGCTTGGTCGAGTTTTGGGTTGGCTTATTAAACTTTCTGCTCCTGCTGGCAAAGGTATTCTTGAAGATTTCACTGGCGCACTTAACCATATAGCAGATTGGATGAAAGCAAATCCAGAGAAAGTTAAAAAATTCTTTGACAATGTAAGAGTTCAAGTACATGCTTTGGGTACAGCATTGGGCAGCGTTGCAGTTATTTTGTTTAAGGCTTTTTCTAGTGATTCGGCAAGTCAGCTTTCAATATTTATTCTTAATACTGTAATTCCTGCATTTGCATTATTCTTGGATATACTTGGCTTAATTGCTAAATTCTTTAATATAATATTTAAAATTCCGATTGTAGGAACTTTTGCTAAAGATATTCTAAAAGCAGTCTTTGCTTCTCTACTCTTTATTAAGCTTGGCAAAACTTTCCTTCCATTGATTAAGGCTTTAAAGGATGGTTTCTTAGCTCTAAAAGAAGCAGCACTCTTGACAAGAATTCAGCTTTTGGCATTAGCTGCTGCTGAAAAGATTGTTGCAGTCTTTACTCTAATTAAAAATGCAATTGTAGCTATTGGTATAGCTTCAAAAGCAGCTCTATTTACACCGCCGCTTGGAGTAATAGCAATTATTGCAGCAATTGTTCTTGCAGTTGTTTTGCTTGATCGTAAATTCCATTTCTTGATGCCAACCCTAAGAATACTTCTCAAGGTATTCCAGTTTGTGTTTAATTGGGTTAAAGATCATTGGAAGCTTCTAACTGCAATAATTCTTGGTCCATTTGGTCTTGTTATTATTGCTGTTGCTAAGTGGCATGATAAAATTATTGGTTTCTTTAAAGCAGTTGTTGATTGGGTTAAAGATCATTGGAAGCTTATTATTGCATTCTTCCTTGCGCCATTTGCAGTAATAATTTTAGGAATTATTAAATTCCACGATAAAATTCTTAAAATTATTAAGGAAATTCCTGGCCTTATTGTTAAGGCTTTTGAGGCTTTGCCTGGGCTACTTATGAAAATTTTCAATAAGATCCCTGGTTTGCTTAAAGACGCTCTTAAGGGTCTTGGCGGAATTGTTAAAAGTGCTCTTTCCCATATTCCCGTTGTTGGAAGATTCTTTGGTGATAAAAAATCTGAAGCTGATAAATTCTCTGAATTTATTTCTGATAAAACTCTTGATAAGCAGGATAAAAAGAAAGCACAACGCTTGCATAGTCAAGGATTAAGCATTAAGGAAATTGTTGAAAAACTTCATAAAAATGGTGGAATTACTGATTCACAGGCTGCATATTTTAAATTCCGTTATTATCAACAGGGAGGTTCAATCCCTGGCGGTGAAGGTTCTGCCGTTCCTGTTATTGCACACGCTGGAGAATGGATTCTTAACAAAATGCAGCAAGAAAAAGTTGCGCGAAATCTTGGCATGACTATTCAACAGCTTCAAATGAATCTCTTCGGAACTGGAGGAGCAAGTACGGCAGGAACCAAGCCTACTGCTAAAGCAACTCCATATAGTGTTCCCGGCAAATTTAATCTTGTTCCAAGAACTGATCCTGATGGTATAGTTGTATGGTTCATTGAAATGGCTGATGGAGCATTTGGACAAGTTTCTGCGCGAGATGCTAGAAGAATTATTAATAGCGGTGGAGAATTTATTCCAGGCTATGTTCGTAGAAGCTCGCATGGTTTCGCTGGCAGATTCAAGTCTGCTTCTGGTGGATTTGAAAGACAGAGAGGTAAGGTTAGACACCAATTCATCAATCCTGTTAGAGATAGAGGATGGCAAGGTTTTGCCAAGGGTGGAGTTGTTTCTAAGTTTGCAGGCCCAATGATTCAGTCATTCGCTGATGGCGGAACTGTTCTATCTCAGGCTGGATTCGGAACACCATCTGTTACGAATAACAAGAGCATTGAACAAAACTTCAATGTTAATACTCAGGGTGAAACTGATTGGAATTATGTACTTCGACTTGGCGCACTCCATGCCCAAAATTCATATACCTAAAGGTGATTAAATGTTAGGACACACAATAGACTATAGAAGCACAGGAGGTTCTAGCTTCGTATTTAATAATAGAATTAATTATATGACTACATCTCCATTTTATTATATTCAAGTTGAATCTGTTGATGGACATTTTGGTGCAGATTTATCTTATGAATCTCATCCTATTCCTAATGCAATTGGAGAAAAATCTGGGGATATATTTAGACGCGGAAAGACTCTTACATTTTCAGGAAAAATATACGGAAGAGGACTGTCAGAAGTTTATCAAGGAGCTCATTTCTTGCAGCATATGCTTGCAGAATTAGCGTTACGCAAACTTGTGTTTAAACCTTGGGACCATAATATTGATCTTTATTACACTTGCTCTCCATATCAAGATCTTGCTGTGACTGAACAGTTTGATGCAGAGCAAGTGTTCCGTCTTGCATATGTATTTGGCCTCAGAGCAGATGATCCTCGCAGTTATAAGTTAAGCGATAATAGTTTGTTCCCAACTTGGCAAGCCTAATATGGCAAATGTAAATTGGGTAATAAAGCACTTTGATAAAAGCGGCAATGCAATAAGTGCCAACTATTCAACCTATTCTGGTTTAGGTTCTTCAAATGAAATCTATCATGCTACAGATAGAATATTAGATTTTAATTTAAATAGTATTGATACACTAGCATTCAGTCTTTATCTTGATGATCCTATGGCGGCACAAATTAAAAGACTAACAAGTTTTATTAAAGTATGGCGCAATGTTCCAGGCTATTCTGATCCTTCCAATGAACCATGCTTTGCTGGTGTAGTTAATTATCATCAGAAAAATGGAGCTGCTAATACAATGCAAGTTCAAGCTATGAGTCCTCTTTGGAGACTTAACACAAGATTCCATATTCTAAACCACTATCTAAAAACTAATCCAGACACAGGATTAGATTATAGACAATCTGAACTTATGTGGAGATTAATTAAATTAGTTAGTGAAGCTTTCGGTACATCAGTTTCCTATATTGGAATTGATAAAGGAACATTTTATGATGTAGCTAGTGAAATAGTTGTAGCACCTTATTTCCAGCCAAAGGGAGCAAATGTTTGGACTGAAATATTTGATGGTATTATGGCAAAAGCAGCTTCCGTTGATATTATCCCGCGCTATAGTCATTCATCTGGTAGCGGAAGATTGATGTATTTTGATACTGCTCAGAAGCGAGGATCAGATAAAAGCGGTTCTGTATCTTTTGAATTTCATACAAATACTCCGTCTAATTGTGACGATGTAGTAGAAACTGAACAAGTCTATCCTGATAAATTTGCAAACTATGTTTGGGCTGTAGGCGCAGGAGGACCAAACTCAGGAAAGGTAGCTTTGGCTTCAGACAGCGGTGCAATTAATGAAGGCTATAATGCAATTGGAATGTATATGAAAAGAATAGATTATCAAGATGAAAAACGGCTTGGAGTATTGGTTGACCCAATTACTGGAAAACCAACTCATCTTAGAGCCAACGCTGAAAACGATTTAGCCAGAGCAATTGTTCCTGATCTTAATTATTCTGTTGATGTATCGCCGGCTGCTAATTTATATTATGGTAGAGATTTTTCTATTGGCGATGTAGTTAATCTGAATGCAAATAAAGGAGCATTACAAGTTTCAAATGTAAAACAAAGAGTCTATGAATGTACTCTTTCTATATCTGATAATAATATGGAGAAAGTTGATCCTAAAATTGCAAAAGACTTTACCGGCAAGGTGGCCGCATAATGCCTAGCAGAGATTTAAATATTGATAGAACTATTGGTGATGTTATTCGAAGCACTCGTCGCCCTCGACTTGAACCAGAAACAGGTTGGTATAAGATTGGTGCTTCAGAAGCTTATGCAATTGCTTTTGAAAATTCTTGGGGTAATGTAGGAGTTCTTGCTGGTGTTACAAATGCGCCAGCAGGTTTCTATCTTTCTGGTGACGGAGAAGTACGTTGCCGAGGCAAAGTAGATGGCGGTTCTGCTGGTACAAGAGTATTCGTTTTGCCCGAAGAAGTATGCCCGGAATATGCAGAAACATTCATTTGTGCTGTTGATGGAGGCGGGAAAGCTAATGTAACAGTCCATCCTAACGGAGATGTTATAATAGATACTGTAGGTTAATGGCGGCTATAGATTTAACACATATTATATTCCGAGCTCATCAGTCAGGAGATGCAGATGAGCCTAAAAATATTCCCAATTCTAATGGGGGAACTACTGGTGTTAGTTTGGCCGGTATTAAATTCAGATCAAAAATATTAGGAGATACGGAGGAATAATGGCAACAAGCGATCAGGTAGATGTTGGTACAGTAGCAGTAAAAGTAGTTGCAGCACGATCAGCTAATGTCGGTTTTGGCCGTCCAAATAGAGTTGCGCCGGTTAGATATGTAACAGTAAAAAATCTTGGTTCTGCGGTTGCTTATTTAGGAGGAGCAGATGTAACTACTGACAACGGGATACCTATAAATGTAAACGGAACTTTTAACTTTCAGTTGTCTGGCTTTGATGAAATTTGGGCTTGCACAGTAAATTCTACTGCAACAATTTCATATATTGAAACAGGTTCAGAACTAAATTAGTTTATGCCTCCGGTTAATGACAATCTCGCTAATGCGAGAGTAATTACTGCCAATATTTCTTATACTGGAGAAACCACTGTAGGAGCAACTAATGAAGGCTCACCTTCAACTCCAGGAGATGAAGCCTACGATTATGATGATGTTGCTGTTTGGTATCGTCTAGAGTGGGGAGCTACTGGTAAATGGCGCGTTAAAGTCACTAACGCTACTAACATATTTTACCCAAGCTATAATTCGTATAGTAGCTACGGCAGTAGATTATATAACCTTACAACAGACCCCCCTAGCGATATTGGCGATCTTTCTGGAGTATATGAAGATACTCCTCGCTCTCCATATACTAGTCAAGGATATATAGGTGGCAATGATACAAGTCAAACGGCTGAACATACTGCTGGAACTGTATATTATATTAGATTTGGTGCAGCTCAATCAAACGGGTATCCATATACTCAATGGACAGGAACTTATGATATTGAATTTGAGTTTATTACAGCTCCTTATAACCCTGGCTCTCCTGCTGCAAATGATGATATGTCTACCGCTCAATTGCTTGCTATACCTAGTGGGTCAATAGCAGGAACAACGCATGGAGCGCCTACTGATGTGGGTAGTGCTTGGTATAGATGGGAACCCGCTGTAGATGTAGTTTTAAAGATAACAATAGAAGGAACAGAAAATAATGGCTGGATGCCGTATGGGGATATGTATCATTTGGACGGTGCTGATCCACCAACAAGTTATGCAGATTTGAGTAACGATGGCTGGTATCAGTATCTAGGAGATAAAGATCCTAATACCGGAATGCCTTTAAATCCTGGCTATGCTTCATTCGCATTACAAGGCGGCGAAGTATATCTTATGGAAGTATATGATAACGATTATATTTTCAATAGTGATTTTACAATTCAGACACAATCTGGCTTAGAGCCTTCAAATGATAGAATCGAAAATGCTACAGTCATTAGCCCATCAACTAGATGGCCGCAAGTTATTAATAGCACCACTGTTAATGGCTCACAAGATTATGATGAAGTAATTAATTGGGACGGATCAATGACGCCTTCAGTATGGTATATCCTTGATAATCAAGGACCGGGGGCAATGAACTTAAAAATAGAATCTCTCACTGATGGTTGGGATGTTATGTTTGAAACATATTATAAAACTTCTGATCATACTCAGATGGGAGTTACTGGGATGGATCAATTAACTCAGGATGGATTCAGAACAACAAAAGACACACACTTAGGTTATTTAGATCTATCTAACTATGCGATGTATTATGGATTCGAAACAAACAATCCCGCTTCAAGCGATTACGCTTGGGACCCTTTGGTGGGCGGTGAAAAATTCTATATCAGAGTTATAGGATATAACGGCGATGGTCAATATGATGCAGGAAGCTTTAGACTAACAGCTTTTGTTGCTCCACCAGCAGTTTGTCTTGATGCTATTGATTATCTTAATCCAGATTCAACTACAGCGTCTATTGTTAGTGGAAATGTTAGAGAGACTCAATTTATACCGGAGGATCAGGGAGGCGTGGCTCCTCACACTCCGAAGCATTATTCAGGATGGTTGGATGAACAAGTTGCAACATTGATTATTCCGGGGGAAGATATAGCTGATAGCCCCGGACTCTACTCCGTTACTATCAAGTATAAAAACTCTACCTATGCCTATCAATGGGTGGCGGGATTCAGGCGTAATGGGCAGCCGCTAGAACCGGGAGCAGAGATGAATGCTACCCCTGATTCTACAGAGTGGATGACAATGATGGCTGGAGCTCCAAATCCAAACGAAATAGATATGCTTAGATTCTTGCCTGTACAGCCCGGAGATGAAATTCAAGTGGTTGTTTCATATAACGATTATGATAATTCCCCGACTGACCACATGGACGTATATCAAGTTTGTTTCCAGAGAATGCTTGAAGCAGTAGAAGCTCCTGCATATTCACAGCTTACTATTCCTGATTATCCTATGGGAACAACGTCGAGCGACATGGGAACAAATGATCAGCAGGGCGACTTGATGATCTACAAGGACGTAGCTCCGACCTACACAAGTCACAGGTCCACGAACGCCGACCTCGTGGTGACAGACGATGGAGTGCTGTGGTGCTTGGCTTCGTGGTCATGTGATGGATTCTCAGGCAGTCGAATCGGGCCTGTGCTCCAGAAGTGGGACCCGTCATCACCGGGATGGCAGATCGTGAACGATGATATTGGCGGGTTCGGTGTGAAGAGAGCTTATGGTGCTACCCACGACAACATGAATGGCTGGACATTATCTATTGATACTGACGGTGAAGATATTTGGGTTTGTTACAGCGTTGATGGTGGACAAAACTTTTTGCCGGATACCACTAGCTATTCGACGCATATCAAAGTACGAAAATATGATGTTAGCGGTAACTCATGGAGCGATGTAGGTAGCCCGTTCCATGGAAGTCGCAGCGATGTGGGTAGCACAAAACCGGGAGAGAATGCTATAGCTGTGGCTGGAGACTGGGGAGAGACTCCTATTATTCGTGTCTCTCCTGCTGGTGTACCTTGGGTTGTTTTTACTGATGCTTATTGTCCCGCTTCTTCTCCAGAAGATTTTGGTTTCTGGCAAATGCGTCATTATGTTGCGCGGTGGACAGGATCAACCTGGGACGTACAAGTTCTTCCAGGGCCATATGAATCTGATGATGATTATACTGTTCATAAAGTACAGGCAGAAAGCTGCTCATTAGGAGCTACTGCAAGCTCAACAACATATTTAGGTGTATCTTGCGTTGAAGATACACAAACAACATTTGCTACTGACACAATTAGTTTTACACCAGCAGCAGGAAAGTGGTGTTTTAAAGGAAGACTAGCTTTGGATTATGTGTCTGGCGGTAGTTGTGGAATTGAAGTAGAGATGCGGAAAAATGGTAATATTGTTCCATTCGCTGGTGGCTTATTTTGGTACATTGCTTTGCGAAGCACAGATATGGATTGGACAAGAACATATAGATTTAACGAGCTATATGTTGATTGCAATGGATCTGATGTAATATCTATTAGAATGAGAGTTACAGGAACAGGAGTATGTCATGCATATCTAGATGAAATTGTCTATATAGATGCTCATCGAGTAGAAGAGAATAAAGGTTTTGGTTTTAATGCTAGATTCAGTGATGATGGTCAGCCACAAGGTATGTTATACATGCATAAAATAGAAGATGTGGGTTTAGGAGAAAATCCCGGTGTTCTTTATATGACTGCTTATACACGTCCATTCCTTACTATCGCAGAGAGAAATGCCGCTACTCCTCCTTTGGGTTGGGCTTCTATGGAAGCGCTTGATGATGCTACTGTTGGAACTGACAGCATGGTTCTTCCACCAGAAACAGATGGAAATTATTTATGGAATTGGCAGACATGGATATATTCAGAGTGGGACGGTTCACAATGGGTAAAAAAATGGGATCAACTCATTGAAGAGAATGCAAGGAATCATGTCTATGTTAAAACTGCATACGATTCAATCGCCTCAACTCCACCTCTAGGCCATGCTCAACAAGGTTTTGGTGGTTGCACAGATGGTATAAATAATTACATGACAGCCAACCTCTTTGGTGGGCAGGCTTTTGGTTTCTTTGGCGATACTATCGTTGCTCTAAAAATTGGAGCGGAAGGGTTTGAACCATTTACTGACGGACCACCAGGGGCACTACAGGGGCCAGGCTATCCACAAGGAACTGTGTTTGGGCTTAGTGGGTTTAGTGGTTGGAGTTGGGATTCTGGTGGAAGGAGTATTCATGTTGATGTTAATGAGAATGCTTGGTTGGCATGGAATGGTACCGAGGGAGCAACGTTTAATTATTCTGACTTCGTTGCTGTAGCGGCAAATAATAATATGACAACTCAGTTAGCCGGTTTGTCAGGTTGGTATGCCGCAGCAGATGAAAATGAATCATTAGGACAAGATAATGCTTATATGCCCATTGGTCATGTGGTATCTTCTCCGAATGGAGACACGGTATACATCCTATTTGATACGTATATTTGGAGTGACGGCACAGGAGCCGCAGAACCATATACATTTGGTGTTTATGAATGCCCCGTTTTGCCAGATAATAAAATACCATTAATTCCAGTTTTTCTTGGAGCAGTAGATTTTACTAGAATTAAGTTTCGCAGCTTCCAAAGAGGCGATGCTTAACTATGCTATAATATAATTATGAATGAAGAAAGAATGTATTCTATCGGGGAAGTTGCCGAAGAACTCAATCGTGTTCCGCATACATTAAGAATATGGGAATACCATAACCGTCTGCCCAAAAATCTGCTACCATCTAGGGACGAAAGAGGCTGGAGATGGTGGTCAGAAAGTCAACTCAATGATCTTAAACAATGGGTTATTGACGAAGACATGCGACCGGGGAAAGGGCTAATAACAACAGGTAAAAACAAGGAGTGATTCTTTGAGAAAACTGATTGCCTCAATAGCAATTATAATCTCATCATTTTTTATAGTTAAACCAGTTACAGCAGGAAGTAATGCAGAATCAGCGAAGTTTGCAATTAATTTATATTGGTGTGGAAAAGTTAAAAAGCGCTGTCAAACAGGCGATGAAGCTTTTAGAGTGGCCGGTTGTGAAACCGGAGGAACATATAATATCTATGCCCGCAATGGACAATACTTGGGCATATTCCAGATGGGAAGTCATGAGCGAGCTCGCTTTGGGCATGGCTGGAATGTTTGGGACCAAGCAAAAGCGGCACATAAATATTATGTACTTGCAGGAGGCTGGCAACCTTGGACTTGTCGTTGGGCAGCTTAAATGCTAAAGCAAGAAGAAGAAGTAAAAGGAATGTATCGAGCGTACATTGAACTTTGGGCTTGTAAAAATACAAATACACAAAGAGAAAAAGATATATTACATGGGGCTATTTTAGCTTATGGCCGCGTCCTTGGATTTAATGCTGTTAAAGTCTACAAGGATATGGAAATGGCTAAGAATAAATATATTACGATATAACGGCCCACTTCTCTTCAAATATTTTTTGATTAACATCAAAGGCATCTTGCTCGCCAAATTGCTTCATTGTTAATCCTCCACCATCTTTGTGACAAACAAGAACTCGTTCTTGTAAGATTGTATCTCTGCCTAGAAGATCTAACCTTTTAATAAGATCATCATCTTCAAAATATCCTGGCCAAAATCTTTCATCAAAAAAATCTTCTGATTGAAATTCTTTAACTTCTTCATAAATTTTTCTAGGTATTGAGAAAAAACATCTAGGATTATTATCTCTTGGTTCTGGAGTAATTGTAGGCACACTAATATGGTCTTCAAAAAGCATATAGTCTAACTTTCCATCAATTATTTCTGTATCGTTATTAATAACGAACATAAAATCTCCACTAGCTTGCGTTAGACCTTGATTTACTGCTGCTCCATATCCTAGTACATCCACAATTATTATTAACTCAGCCTTCTTACTCTTAGATCTATTTATAGATTCTAGACAAGTTCGCAAAGCATCTCTTGCCCCCGGAACATCTAGATGAGGAATTATTATACTGATTGAGCTATGCATATAAATTCTGGCTCGTTTCTTGTTTGTCTTTCTGCTTTGATTATTTTAAAACCTGGTGGCGATAGTTCTTCTGGTGTTTCAAACACTACATGATGAACTGAGTGTAATGTATCATCTGCTGGCACGACCGCGTAAAATAATCCTTCGGGCCTTATAACTCTTGCAATTTCTATCAATACTTCATCTACATTAACTACATGTTCTAGACTATGGTGAGCAAACACATTATGAACACTATTATTGCTTAGAGTTCTTAGAGCAGTTAGCATATCTAATTCCCATTTAACTGCTGGCATGGGGATAGATTGTAATTTTTCATAATTAATATCTACTGCTAAAACATAAATATTATTTTCAACAAAGGCTCTTGTTGATGCTCCATCCCCACAGCCCAAATCCAAAACATGAATTGTTGTTAAATAGCCAATACAATCTAACGCTGCTTGTCTTCCCATCTCTTCAAAATCGCTACCAACCTCATAACACCATGTATCAAGATTATGGAGAATGCTTTCTTCTGGACTAATTTGCGCTTTAATCAAAGAATACAACTCCTATGCCAGATAGATCAGGCCATTTACTTTTGCCAATTATTTCTAAAGTATCGTGTTCTTCTTTAATCTCAGCCCAAAGTTTTTCCACTTCAATTGGTTGTCCATCCCAAGGCGGATGAGGAAGAATATCATGGAAGGCAACAATACCTCCTTTGTTAATCATTGGGCTATAGTTAACCCAATCCGATTTTACTCCATTGTATGAATGGTCAGCATCTATAAATATCCAATCATAAGGCGCAAAATCTTTTGCTTTTTGAATAGCTTCTTGTGTTTCACTATAACCATTATAAAATTCAACACGAACTTTGTTAGCCGCCCATTTTGGATACAGGTCTTTATTAACATGTTGATTATCTATTGAAACAATAGTCGCTCCATGAGAAGCTTGTGTTATCCAATGATAAAGAGTGCCGCCATTATATGTTCCTATTTCTAAAATTCTCATAGGAGCTCGCTTCTTATACAAATCAAGAAATGCTGAAAATTCATCTTCATGTTGATTAATAGGTACAGGAGTATCTTCTATGAGGCCCAATTTAAATTCTTTCGTATTTCTTCAGGAGCATGCATCCTAATTGCTTTACCAAATTTAGTTGGAATAGTAGGGTGCAAATTTATGCTATCTTCTGCCCATTTAAGCCACACATTGTTATACCAATCATCGGTATTAAATTCATGTGAATGCTCAAATGTTTCTATCTTTTTTTTCATTTGTTCATCTGTTCTTACATAAGACATATGATGCATTTCAGCATTAGTATTTATCATAGTGCCTGCATCTGGTTGTCTTTTTTCTATAAATCTTTTATTAGTTTTAATAGCTATAACTGGGTTATCATGTTGTTTTGGTGTAAGTAAAAATTCTGGTGTTTTCCAGTATACAGACATATATGGACAAACAATAATTTCATTTCTAGTTTGTTTCATTTGTCCAACAAGACGCCCGATATCAAAGGCTGTATAAAATTCATCCGCATCTACTATCAATGCCCAATCTATTTCTTCGCGCTGAAGTAATTCTAAACCAAAATTAAATTGTGTAGCTTGATCGGGCCATTCATCAATAATCGTTTCTCCATATATATTGTGTGTTCGAGCTAATGCCCAAGTATGATCCATACTATAATTCCCGCGCCAAGGCTTTTTCGATATTAAAACAATATGAGGAAAATTAAAGCCGTCAAATTGTTTGATACAGGGAACTATAAAGTCTGGCTCATTAAAGGCTACAGTTATTATTCCAATTCTCATGAGATAGGAAGGGCACCGGCAAATGCCCTTCTTGTTTCCTTTCTAACCAGAACCCTGTGGGGAACACTTGCCCGATGGATTAACTGCATATCCTGTAGGACAACCCATTAGGTAATACTTCTTGATGATTGTAACATGGACGGTACGCTTAATAACCGTAGGCTTTAACTTAATAACCTTGGTAATCGTACCAGTAAATCCTGCTACACCTCTTGGACCTTGTGGACCTATATCTCCCTTATCGCCCTTGGGACCAATTGGCCCTGCTGGACCGGGAACAGTTGAAGCCGAACCTGCTGGCCCTGCTGGTCCCTGTGAGCCGGGATCGCCCTTGTCACCTTTTGCACCTGTTTCTCCTGCTGGACCCGCTGGCCCTGCTGGACCTTCTGCTCCTGCTGGTCCCGCTGGACCCTGTTCTCCTACAGGAACATTGATACAAAAGTTGTGCTGGTGTCCGTTGTTATTATCACTACCGTTGCCCTCAATAGGCGGTCCAGTGACACCACACACTTGCGTTGTATCTCCTCCTGCCCCTGCAAGCGCAGGCACAATCAAAAGTGCAATAGCCGCAAGAGTAGCAGGCATGATATATCTTCTCATTTATTCTCCTTATTCATTGTGTTTTACCCCACTTATTTTCATGAGTCCAACGATTGCTATAACGTTTTAGCTGGACTTCTTCTTCTGGCCATATTTCTCTGTGGGGAATACCAATGGCCAAATTCCTTTTATCAAGTATGCATGGAGTTCCATATTCTCTCTCACATGACTTAGCAAAGTCAATATTTTCATAAGCTATTCCTTCATCGTAAGTTAAGTCCCACCTTGCGCCGTTCCTTAGTAACTCTACAGGAATAGCGGCCCAGTTTGCTTCCCAATGCTCTGCCGCACAAGAAACAACTCCTACAGGCCCAGGATAAATATCTGATTCTCTAACATCATACCATGAAATCCCCGTAGGACGCTCTGTAAGCGGTTCAGAGAATATACTGAACAAACCATATGGATCTGCTATTGCTTGGTCAGAGGGAGCGTCTGAGAGCGATACAAGACCTGTTATGAGGCAGTTTGACCAGTTTGCGTGATCTTCCACGAACATTTCAATGCCATTATCTGGAATCCAGATATAATCCTGCAAACTGATCATTAAATCAAAGTCTCCATCAACTGCAAGATCAGCAGCATTGTTATAAGCTTGTGCTAGAGCTCGTATATTTCCGGGCTGTTTCTCACAATCAACAAAGATTGTGTCGTTTGTAAAGCCATGCTCTTCATATACTTGAATTCTTTCATTGGCAAGTTCATCAGCCATACAAAGTGTGTATGGATGAGTTTGCCTCTTCAAAGAAGAGAATAGTATATCGAGTCCCCCGAACCTATTTGTCGGTACTACTACAAGTACATTGGTCAAATAGCAAGCTCCACAGCTATCAAGGCTTCTCCATAATCAACAAATAGTTTTTCCATATCTGCTTTATACATCTTGAAATGCCCATTATCTCCCCAACCTGCGCTCCAAGAATTAATGAACAGTAGAGAATCATCTGCTGAATCATAGCCGTTGGCTACATAGGCATGTCCTCCTGCTACTGCTCCGCGAACATCAACAAAGCCTTTAGCGTTGGGATCAAACATATTCTCTAGCCAATCTGTGCCCATAACAACTGGACCCTTTTGCTGAATCCATGCAACAACTTCATCTACCGAAGCAGCAAATGCATAAATTCCTAATCTTCGTCTATTCTTTAACGCCTTGGCTTGTGAGCGTAGATCGGTTCCATTTTCTTGTCCAGGCTCACCATCAATAACCTTGCATTCATAATAAATATCATGACCATCTTGATCTGTAAATTTATCATTGATAGGAAGAGTGTTACCCCACTGTGCTGCTGAGAATCCGACACAATGGTTAGTGTCAGCTTGATCTAAAATTTCTTCTGGATCAACCCACTCAGTTAAAGTAGTAGAAGGTGGCGCTGGAACAGGATTCAACGACGCCTTGGCCTGAGCAAAATAGTTCAGCGCCTTCCACCAGTGAGTTTTAGTTACATCAGGGTATGAAGTAGCCGCCCATCTAGCGAATGTAACAGACGTTAGTTTTAGTTCCGCAATGCCAAGGTTGATTAGGTCTGTCGGATCTGATAGTGAAGATGCTCTATCTACTCCTAGACCAAGGAAGTTAGCTAGCTTATAATCTCTCTCGTCAGGAGGAGATACGTTTCTACCAAGCAAATGCGATCCAAAAACTTTAGTCATTTAAGCCCTTTCTATACGAGGATTAATTCTCTTTCCATTTTCATTGTACCACCATGAGATGGCTTCTTGGGATATGGATGATTAAGAATTAATGAACCTCCAAGATCTTCTTCGTCATCGTCGTCATCTTCTTCTAGTTCATCCCAATAAATCATATCATCTTCGTCGTCTTCATAAAAATTATCATCAAGTTCATCTTCATCATAATCAGTTTCATCACCATAATCTCTATTCATATCTTCCTACTTTCACCCCTAGTTTTTCTAGACGAGTAATCATTTCAAATTTAGCTACTTGTGGCGACCACGGAACTATTCTAGTTTCTAGTGGTTTGCTTCCATTAAAGTCTGCTGTTCGTAATTCATTCTTAGACATTAAATCCCTGTACTCGGTATTCAGCAAGATCTTGTCAACTTTTGAAACTTCATCGGCATATGGAAAATTAAACCCATATTTCTTACCAACAAGCCGCATTAAATTATCTTCCGCCTCTCTGAAAAGGCTCATTGCATCTTGTTCTTTAACAGGTTTGGCTAAATCCATTAAATATGCCTCAGAAGCGTCATGCAAAATCCCTGCCATTCTATATTCATGGGGCAGATTATCATGAACTCTGCAAGAGTGTTCAGCAACACTATAAAAGCTAGTGGTGTGTCCAGTAAATCTGCATTGATTTCCTAATGCATGACAGATATCAAGCAAATTGATATCTTCTAGCTTTGGGTTAAGAGGCCAGAATAACCGACCTGTGTAAGTGACTATTGACCCTTTAGTATCTATCATATGATTATAATGTTAGCACAAATCAATGAGAGTGAGCAAATGCGGCGTTTGCTCACTCTCTACGGGAGCAAATGGCGGGGACGTTACCAAATGCTCAACCGTTCTCTAGGCATAGCCTAGATATTTACAGTAATATTTTAGGTATAAGCTCGTTGGGGCATCCTTTGTCTAACAATTCCTTAACATCCCAAGGGGAGATGTGGGTATGAACTATCAACGCATCTATATACCCACAATCTACCCCTAGTAGTTCTACGAAACGCATCCTTCTATTATCAACCAATTGTTGTAACCTTTGTCGGTCCAACTTTTGTTCAACAGTTTCAGGTACAGGTTTTTTACTCGGAGGCACTACCAAAGCCCTTGCTAGGTGCAGGTGATTCTCCTGGAGTTACCAAGCCCTGGAGGGCACGGAAACCAGCCATGAGAGCTCCTACTAGTGCGGCAAGTCCCAATGACTTAGCCGTAGCCAAATCGGGAGCATTAAGAACTCCTACTATTGAAACTAAGAAAGCACCAAGTCCAGCCTGTAGAAATGCGTCTAGGTAGGCTCCAAAAGGCTGAGAAAGATAGTTGCCAAATGAAAGCTGTGGCACAAACTGCTGAAGTGCCTTTACGCCTGCTGCTACTGAAGCAAACAGGGCAGCAACACCAAGAGCATAAGCCTGACTTAAATCAGGTGCGGCAAGAATTCCTGTAGAAAGAGCTAGTGTTGAAACCGCAAAGGCTCCAATAAAAGCACGTCCTGCTGCTGAGAGTAAGTCTTTAAAATTCATTTTTCACCTCCTTATGGTCTTAGAATTAATTTTTGACATTCTTTAATTGTTGGAACATGTAATTTATCTTTGCTCAATCTTTTAACATTCTGTTCATGAACTTTTGATATAACTATTTTCCCCTGAGATATATATGTTTCACTAAGCGCTAATTCTCCAACTATATGTGCATCAACAAGATTATTGTATTTTTGAAGAGTTGATCTTGAACTGATACAGCTTGTTACCGCATTTCGGTTAATTTCATTTCTAAGTTGTTTATCGTTATTGTCAGATACTTTATAAAGTCCTGCGGTCATCCCTAATGCAAGAATTAAATATCCTAAGACAGCCCGACGTACATATTTATTCAGAGCATTAACGCGATCAGCTTCAGCCGCAACTCTTCCGTCCTCTGCAATAACTCTATCTTGTTCTGAATTTTTATCCATGTATTAAACCCTGAAACTGTAAAAGCAATGCAACTACTAAAGTAATTGTAACATAGCATGCAGTAACGGGGTAGGTTTTAATCATAGTTGTCATTTTGAATCCTTTTCGTCGGGGTTTTGTTCTTCCCCGTTTGTCTTCCCGTTCTTTCTCTTTTCCTCTGCTTTGAACACTAGAGGGAATCCCATCAGAGCTAGGGAGGCTGTGAGTAGAAACGGGCGTTCGCCTTGGTAAAATATCAATTCGTGTAGAAAGCCGAATGTCCCGATCAGGTATGCGAGTGCTTCCTTGGTTTGTCTTGAAAGAGGCCACATAGTTATATTATCTTATTGTTATATTAGTTTTCCGAACAAATCGTTCCATTTACTATATGAAGCCTCCCAACTATAGTTTAACGCAAAGTTGCGTCCAATTTCTCTGATTTTCTTTCTTTCACCCCCATCCATTTCAGCTAGATAGAACAATAAACTGAGCCATCTGTTTTGATAGTCAAGATTGTGTGGCCAACCTTCTACTTTTAGATCGGTAAGAGCTACTGTTTCATTTAGAGCGCCTAACTTTGAAGTAATTGGAATTACGCCGGCAGCTTGATTTTCAATAGCTGTAATACAAAATGTTTCCATAAACTCTGTTGGATAAGCCCAATAATTAGAGCTATACATGGCTTTTGCTAATTCATTTTGATTAACTCGACCATGATTAAATATCCCGCCCTCCTCATTGCCGAGTTCATTCATCTTGCCGACGATCTGGCTCTTCATATATTCAAGATATGTACCGACAGTGTTTCTATTTCGAAGATTAGCAATAATTTTATCTATCATGTTCCAGCCATAATAAACATTTAACTCTGCTTCAGGATAATGCTCTCTTATTACGGGCCAAAGACCAAGTAATACATCTAGACCACGATCTGGCGAAGAAGACCAAATGAATTTAAGTTCACCAGAATCATCATCTGATCTATCTTTCTTAAATCTGTCTAAATTAATACCATTTGGCAAAATGGCCATTTTATTTTCATCAATGCCATAAAGCTTTTGTAAATGAGTTGCATGCCACTTTGTTAAACCAATGATTTTGTCTGGAACATTCTTGACAAGCTCTAAATCTTCACCGACATTAACATCGTGCATCCAAAGAAGTTTTAATTTTGCGTTAAGATCTACTTCAAAGGGAGCAGGAGAGCGAGAGGAGACAAAAACTTTAAAAGGCTCTGTTGGCAAGAAGTCTTGCGATGGCCAATATTCTACGCCTTCGTAGACTCCTGCATATTCGCCTGGAGTTCCAAATACTACTGTTCTCCAGCCATCGGCAGCAAACCTTTTTGCCAATTCCATGACACAAATTTCTGCGCCTCCAGATCCATCTTTCTCTATTGTTTGTGGATGCCAAACTTCAGGAATTGGAGATGTATAAAAACAGATACTTTTATCAGAACGCGACCCTCTTAACTTTTTGCGCTCATCTTTAACTTCTTCAGGAGCCTTGCCAATCTTTTTCTTTCTTAACAAAGCAATCTTGTCATCTAATAGACCGCTATCTGGATTCCAAAACTTTTTTGCCTTTTTATAATCCTTAATCGCCTGATCATACTCACCGAGATGCTCACAAGCAAGTCCTCTCAAAAAGAAAGGATAAAAACCTGTCATCATTGGTTCAATTGAAGCAACTGTATTGGGTTTTACAATTCTAGAAGCGATATCTGCAAATGCTTTTTGGCGACGATAATCTCCAAGTTCCATACAGCTTTTAGCTGCTCCAATATAGCCATCTGGCCAATCTGGATAGATAGCAATAGAAGTTAAATCTGATTCAATTGCCTTTCCATGTTCATTTTTCATTCTATAAAGGTCAGAAATTCTTGTATTGGCTAGATAATAGTCATCTGTAATTTCAGGAATCATTTCCTTATATTTTTCAAATGCATGAATTGCCGCATCGACAACTTGATTTCTTTCAAGACTCGGCTCCATTGAATCTGCTTCTGCCATAGTCTCGCCAGCAAAATAAAACATATAGCGTGGCTCTTGTGGAGATTCTTTTATTGCTTTAGCAAGTATTCTTCTATTTCTTTCCCGAGCTCCTCGGTCTTCTCCGCTTTTTCGCATATGTTCAAGCCAGCATTCATCGCGTCGGGCGAACTGTGTGCCTGGTGGCGCAGCACACACTTCATGAAGTTTATATCTCCATTCCCAAGGAAGATCTGTAGACATAATTCTTTCGCGCCATTGCTCAACTACAACTAAACCAGTTTTAGGTTCAACAGCATAGTCATATCTAATGAATATCGCTTGACTATATTCATCAAGCGATTCAAACATTCCATCAAGACCATTTGGAGCGTGGAAAATATCATCGCTATCAATCCACATCATCCAATCATATTCATCTTTCGGAACCATATCAAAAGACTGTTGACGGGCTTTCCCGAAATCGTCTTCCCACTCAAAGAGTTCTAGAGTAGATTCAATTCCTAGACCAAACAAAAGCAGGCTAAGATAATTTAATTTATCTTCATCTGTACCATTATAGGCAATAAATATGCCTTTAACGTGAGGTTCCAGGGAGCTAAAAAGCTGCTGTAATTCCTCTTCTTTAAATGCGTCCCCTAAAATTAGGCAAGCCGCTAACCTATTCTTCAATTTCTTCCTCTTCGAGTTCTATTTCATTGCTCTTGAGTATTCTATCAAAAAAGCGTCTAAGCAATCCGCGCTCATCTTCTGAGAGACTTAACTTTGCACCCTTGGGTGCTGGCGGCTTAGGAGGAGGAATTGCAGGCTGAATTTTAGCTCCAGTAACAGGATCAACTTGGTGACCCTTGAATGCAGCTTCTTGACGGAGAGTTTCAAGCTTCTGTTGATGCTGCAAGTCTTGGTTATCAGCGATTTCCTTAAGTTTTTTCTCAATAGCGGCATGAGTAAGTTGAGGAACACCAAGTTGTCTGAGAATTTCCTGCATGTCTGCTTCAGGAACTTCACCATTTTTATTAGCAACAGCCTGGATAATAACTCTCATCGTTTCCACGTCTTGCGGATCGAAACCAGTTGTTACTTTGGTGCAGCTTGCTCCACCCGTTCCGAAATTAGCTTCAAGAAGCTGTGGAATCATATAGCGGTTAATAAGATTATCAATTTCTTCCATGACAACAGCTTGTGACTCATGGAAAATATCAGCGAATTCTGCTGCTACATTTCTTGAGCTAGAACCACCTTTACCTTCAACAAGAGCCTGCTCTGGAACCATAATTGAGCGAATCTTTTGAACATCAAGGTATTCAAATGAATCATTAAGTGCTGCAAAATTAGCAGTAGATTCTACTTGCTTGAAATCCCATTCGCGCACGTTGGTTGGTCTATCTTCAGCATATCCTCTGATTACTGAAGAAGGCATGGCAACGTTAGCACCAGATCTAAGCTGCTCTGCTGTTGCTAGAGCTGCTTCTCCGAAGTCAATATCATTTCCATCAGCATCCTCTACTCCTTCATCAGAAGGATGGAATACTACGAACGGAGGATCGCCCCATTTTTCAAAGGCGCGGTCAGAGAGGCCGAACTTATACCAGTATGACCACCAATATCTATAAGCATACCCAATTCTAGGATATCCATAGAGAGAACCAAATTCAGAATCTTGTTCATTGGTAGCCCAAAGTGCCCAATCAGCAGGAATATCTGCTGGTCTTCCGCTTGCTCCAAAATATGATCCTCCGAGAACACTTCCAAAGGCAGGAGCGTTGTCAATACCTACGAAATCACCCTGTTTATTAAATCTTGGTCTAGCCTTGCGAGGATTCAAAGGAATAAAGGGCTTCCAAATAAGTGCTTTAACTCCCTTATTGGACCAAACTGGTTTTTCTGTGCCGGATTCTGGATCAATGAATGTCCAATCTGGCTCATCATACTCAAATCTCTTAACAATTGGGCTATAACCATAGTCAAGGCAGTTGAGATATGCCAAAATTAATTTGCCATAAATCTTTTGTAGACAGTTTTGTACAAAAGCTGCTCTTTGCGGATCAACTGAATCAATTTTCCAGTGAGCTCTAATAAGAGGAACTTTTACGAACATGAGGGCAAAAGCAATCATCGGATCGCGCCGCATCTGTTCTAGTTTTGAAAGAGGAATTCTTGTTACATTGAAAGGCTGACCAAGAAGGTCGGCCATCTCGTTCCAGTTAACCCAAGAACCAGTCTGCGACATTGAAGTTGCAAACTTTCTGTCTTGCGCTAATCTAGCCGCATACTTTTTTTGTCGCGCTACAGTTTCTCCTGTTTTTAAAGACTCTGCCAGGTTAACCATACCGCCAACATCTTTACCATTATCATCCATAATTTTCTACCCTCTGGGCAAGTATCGAGGAGCGCTGCTTTTAGCTACATTCTTAATTATATGCTTTTTCTCACCATATTTGGGCTTGGTTTTGCCAGGAGTACGTCTTCCGATCAATTTAATATTCTCCATAGCATACCTAAAGTTAGACATACAGTGGTCAAAGTCCTTAACTGGTTCTTCTGGTTCATCAATCATGCCCGGTCTATTTTTTCTCCAGGCCCAACTTTCAGCCTCATTACAAAACATCGGACACTTCATTGTATCTACTACAAAGTAGTCATCATTTAAATAGGTTTTGCATGTTTTTATGTGTTCTTTTACATCTCTTGTTACATAAAAGACTGTGGGAAGGGCTACTGGCTTATGCTTTGCCCAATCTAGACGGGCTGCTTTTGCTGCAATATCGGCAAATCTTCTTTTAACTCTAAATTTAGGATATTTCTTGCGCCACCCCTCTTCTTTCAAAACAACAAGATCGGCTAATTCTGAGTTACCAATTTCAGCTTTGTAAATCTCATCAAAACAGACAACGGTGCCGGCGCGAAGTCTTTTAATTGGTTCTTCTTTGCCATCTTGATCGTGACCATACACATAAATATCATGATCTAGGATTTGATACCAATTTACAGCATGGGGGTTAGTTCCCCCGAAGTCTGTTGAGCTATAAATATCTCCATTGTCGGGATCTGGTTCATAAAATTTAACACCATAGCGTTGCTTTGTGAACATAGGAAATACAAGCCCACCAACTTCAGGTCTAGAACATTCTTTCTGTGCTTCCCATGTATCTCTATCGTTTTCAAGAAACTTTCTATGAATATCGGTAAGAGATGTATACCCATCTGACCTAGCTAATCTGCCTTTGCATACATCACTAAATCTTCTTGGTGTTTCATCTTCCCATTCGCCCTTAACAACCTTGTGACATTGACATTTTTCTTCTTCAGGTAAATCTGGATTCGCAACTCTACAATTAGGAACATTCTCTGCTACTTCGAATACACACCATGTATAAAGCTTATAAGCTGAACGAAAACCTTTTTGATCTGAGTCTTTAATTTCGTCAACAAGGTTCTGCATCTGACCATGCGCCCATTTTCTTGTAGAAGTAATCCAGTCCTGTGCAGGAATTTCTCTTTTTACTTCATTACCTTCTTCATCTCTTTCAAGAATAATTTTAGAAGAAGAAATGTTCACAGCTTCTTTGAACACTTCCGGGTCCATTAGCTCTACTTCGTCCCTGTGTAGTTTTTGTCCGTGAGGTCCGTTCACAGCAGAAATAGTTCCAGGGAGAATTTCTACGCTTGAACCATTAGCAAACTGTGTTCTCTCTTTGTTTGTTCTAACAATGTCAGGATGCTTATCAATACTAGGAACTTTGCCGTGGTATTTAGCAAGCTTCTGAAGATTCTCATAAGCTCTGTTTGACTGCGCCCAAATAGCACCAACAGTAATGCTTTCGCACCCTGGTTTAAAGAGAGAATTCAAGAGATGGATGAGTGCAGAAGCCATCGTCTTGCCACCATCTCTAGAGGCAACAGCAATGGCAGAATCTTCGCGTTCAAAATAGATATCTGCGACGAATTCAAAAGGAGATTGATGATCGTCACAAACAGAAACTCTAGGAATGTTTAAACCAAGATTATCTCTAATCCATTTATGAAGTTGATCGTCAGTTTGTGGGCCGAGAGATTTATTCTGGGCTATCAGGAGCTTCAAGTTTTTCGCTAGTGCTACTTGCTGTTCCTTCGGCAATCTCGACAAGCTCTCCTTCGATAAACGGAAGGTCGATTGATCCATTCTCACTCAATTCCATTAGTTGGTTATAAATTAATGCCGCAAGATCATTCCCGCGCATGTCTTCAATACTTTTCTCTTCTTCAAGCTGAAGTTTTCTCTCTTTCTCTTCAGTTTCTAGAATAGTTCTAGCAGCAGCAATAGAATCAGAATTCTTGCCGCCTCTAGTAATTTCCATAAGGCGCTCAAAGATAGCATCTCCTTCTTTAGCAGCCCTTTCAGCTACTACTTCAGAAGCACGAACAGTTCTAGGTCTACCTTGACCTCTACCTTTGCCCCCAAATTTTCCCTCTTCAACTAAACGCTTAGCAACTTCACGTTGTTTTTCACGTCGTTCTACAGACCATCCAGTTGACATATCTCTATATTCTAACTGATTTTATAGGTGTTTTAAGCGCTCTTCTCTCTTCTTTTGTCTTCTTGCCTCATAGAATTCTTCTGCTCCTTTAGGAGTACCTGCTCCTCTTTTACTTTTTACATTACTTTTTTTAGTTTTAAATGGCAAAACTTTTATTTGTTGTGATTTATTTTTTTTATTATTTCTTCTTTTTCGTTTAGCAAATGCTCTTTTTTTTGTTACAGATTTAGACAACCTATAATCATCAGTTAATTTAACAATATTTTCATCTTTAACAATACCAACCAGCCTAAGTGTTTCTAGCCAAAGTCTTTTATTATTACCTTTAATCCTTTTATGAAATTCATTATGGCATCTTTGACATAAAGAAAAAAGCCAATCTAGCGGCTCTTCAAAGTTACCTAAATAACGTCCATGATGTACTACAGTAGCAATTCTTTTACAACCGACTGCTCTACATTTATAATGATCTCTTTTGAGAACTTCTATTCTCAAAGCTTGCCATTTTGGATCAAGATAATTTTTTTTTACCACTGTCTATATAGTCTAATATATAAGAATATTAAAAAAAATGAAAATTGTTTAATTTGTTAAGAAGATTCTTTAAACATTAGGTATTTCTTCGGATTCGTTCGTTACACTCACTCATCCTCAGAAATATATAATTGCACAAATTTTCATTTTGTCAAGTTATGGTTAGGTTAAGCTTTCTTTCCTTAAGAGTTCTTAACAAACTGTTCCTCCAAAGTTTGCTACTCTAGAGCAATGGATTATGAAAAAGCACTCATTTCAAGAGTAGCCCAAACCGGGCAAGTGAACGTTCTTATGGCGGAAGGAATCAGAGAGGATCATTTCTCGGACGAAAAGCTGAGGAAAATATGGAACTTCATGACTGATCATTACCGCCACTATAAGATAGCACCTACATTTGAAACTGTCTACGCGGAATTTCCTGATTTCAACTTTGAGACTACAGGAGAATCTGTCGCGTTTCTTAAAGATAAGTTTAAGAAAGAAGTAATGTATCGAGTTGGAGCCGAGGCTGTATTACGAATTTCAACTGAGCTTGCAAATAAAGACAATAAATATGATGTTGATCAGCTCTTTATGGAAGAGTCTCGTCGGCTTGCTACAATTATGCCGACAGCAAAGCTTCATGCTTTTAAGGATATGGAGCAGCGGATTGCTGATTATGAAGCTATGGTTGAAGAAGAACCTGGCATTAAAACTGGTATTCCAGAGGTAGATAAACTTACATTTGGAATTCAGCCGCATGAATATATAACGATTTTCGGTGCAACCTCTATCGGTAAATCTACTTTGTCTCAGTGGCTTCTTTTTAATGCTTGGATGCAGAAAAAGACACCGATGTATATTTCTTTGGAGATGGAAGCTAAAGCATTGTTTAGAAAGTGGGACACAATGCTAATGCAATTTAAATATAACGATTTGAAAGGGCATACTCTTCGTGATGAAGAGATTGAAAAATGGAAGTATGAAGCAAAGAAGGTTGCGGCAAAGCCAAACGATATCATCGTAATGGATGATGTGCGCGGTTGTACCGTTGACAGAGTTTATGCAGAATTAGTGCGCTGGCAACCGGACATATTATGTCTTGACTATATTAACCTTATGAGTGTGAATAGTACATATGCTCAGAATTGGGAGAAGATTAGTTATCTCACTCAGGAGCTTAAGCAGATTTCTCGAACACTCAAGATACCTATTATCGGCGTTGGGCAGGCAAATAGAGCATCGTTCCAACAGGGGGCAACTCTAGAAAATATTGCTGGTAGTATCAGCGCAGTACAGGATGCAGATCTAGTTTTTGGTTTGCATTCAGACGATGAAATGAGAGAAGAGAAGAAAACAGAATTGAGACTATTAAAAAATAGAGATGGAATGGTAGGTAATGTCGATCTTTGGTGGGAACCAGAGACAATGACATTTGGCCCCTGGGAAGAGACTCGTTATTGGAGAAGTAGAAGACCACAAGCGCAAACAGAACCCGAAAAGAAAGAGAGTTCTTGGGAATGGATATGATAAATATTGGTTTAAAAATATTAGTAATCGCTACTTGTTTATTTGGAATAATCGCTTCTTTAATTGTAGGAGAATATACAACAGCAGTATGGGCATTTATTGCCTTGATATATGTGGTGACTACTATTGTTGAAGAACAAAGAGCAAATGAATGGAAGAATTTATATAATGATTTAGCAAATAAAACATTCAAAGATTCTAAAGACTATGAAAAAGCATGGGACAGAATGTATGGGACAAAGTATGGGCCTCGCAAACCTAATTAGTGTAACTCCAAATGCGGAAGATACTATTGCTTATTGCGCGAGAGTATCTAGCCCTAATCAAGACAATCCAAATATCAGTGGCCTTCTCAAGTACATGATAAGAGAGGGTCACTGGTCGCCATTTGAAATGGCAAACATGGTTGTGGAAATCACAACTTCCAGGGCTATTGCACAACAAATCTTGCGGCATCGAAGCTTCTCGTTTCAAGAATTTAGTCAGCGCTATGCAAGTGTGCGCAATTATATTCTTTATGGAGCTCGCCGTCAAGATGAAACAAATAGACAAAATTCTATTGACGATATGAATCAAGAAGACAAACAGTGGTTTGCTGCTGCTCAAACAAATGCAGCAGAGTATGCATTTGAGCTATATGAACTTGCATTAAAGAAAGGGATTGCGAAAGAGAGTGCAAGATTCATACTTCCGCTTAGTACAGAAACTAAACTTTATATGAACGGAACTTTGCGCTCATGGATTCATTATATTCAGCTAAGATCGCCAGAACACGGTACTCAGAAAGAACATGCAGATATTGTCGCAGAGATTAAAAAAATATTTGTTGAACAATTTCCAGTTATATCGGAGGCTTTAGAATGGACGTAACATCTGAGAAAGAAATAAAGGTTAAAGAAGAATCTAAGGCATGCGAACACCGAGACAAGGTATACCTATATACAATAGAAAATTATCAGGGCACAGAAAATATAGATGCATATCGTTGTCTTGAATGCCAACATATCATCAATGTCTATGTCGTTCGCTAAATTAATGACTCCTTAACCCTAAACGCCCTACGGGTTCAGTACAATTAGTGGTCTGTTGAAAAATTCGAGTAGGAGCTAATATGGATGCCACTGTTGAAGAGGTTCAATCCTCTTTTTATTTAGATGATTTGGGCGAAGATGTTTTTAAAAGATCGTATGCAATTGATGACAACGAGACTTGGGAGTTAGCTTCATTCCGAGTAGCAGAACATGTAGCAGCAGCAGAAAGCCCAGAGCTAAAACAAAAGTGGCTACGAAGATTTTATAGAGAAATCGCTGACAATAGATTTATGCCGGGAGGTAGGATTTGGTATGGAAGCGGTAGACCAAAAGGACAACTCCTCAACTGTTTTGTTATCCCTGCTGGAGATTCTAGAGAAGGGTGGGGAGACTTACTCAAAGAGTCTCTTATCATTAGCGGAACTGGTGGTGGTGTTGGAATTAATTTCTCAGCTATTCGCCCACGAGGTTCAGAAATTAAAGGAACAGGAGGGCATGCAACTGGCCCTGTTTCCCTAATGCGAATGGACAATGAAGTAGGGCATGAGCTTGTTGCTGGCGGAGGTCGGCGCATGGCAAAAATGTCCTGTCTCAATGTCACACACCCTGATGTTTGGGAATTTCTTAATTCAAAACTTAAAGATGGTCAGCTTTCTAATACA